AGTAATAATGTTAATGATATATTAGCTGTAATAGTAGAAAAAATGGATATACTAGCAAGTAGAATGAACGAAAATACTGAAGTACAGTATAGCGCACTTTTGGGTAGTAGAAGATAATGTCAAATTCTGAAGAATTAGCTAACGAATTAAGAATTCTTAGTAAATCTATAGGTAATGCAGGTTCTGACATTTCTGCGGCTTCAAAACAGGCATCCAATAGAATTAATGCTATTGCAGATTCTTTAAGGGGTTTTTCTGCCACAGCAAAACAATCTGCTAGTTCAATATTATCAGCCGAAAATGATTTTCAAAAATTTGATAATGCAATCACTACGGCATCCAACTCAATACAAAAACTTTCAATACATACAGGACGAGCTAGTGCCGGTATAAAAGCAATAACAATATTATTTGAAAAAGCATTTAAAGCCACTACAGATTTTAATCAAAGATTAACCGGACTATATGATGGGTTTAGCAGCTTAGGTATTACCGCTGCAAAAACTACGGATCAAATATTATCACTAACTCATCAAGCAGGATACTACCTAAAAAACTCAAAAGACTTAGCTAAACTTGTTGAAGAAACAGGAACGTCACTGACTAGTTTAGGAAAAACAACAGCATCAGGAGCTGATCGCTTAGCTAAAATCTTTAATAATATTAACTATAAAGATGTCCAAGAAGATTTTTTAAAATTAGGTTTAGGGCCAAAAGAATTAAACAAGATTCAAGTTGCATACTTAAAACAACAATCAATGGTTGGATTAAGACTAACTGCAAATGACGATCTATTAAGAGAAAGTTCTGTGCAGTATGCTAAAACACTGACACAATTAAGTGCGTTAACAGGTGAATCAAGAGACAAACTTGCAGAAGAAATGGCTCAGCAAAAAAAGGATATTCGTTATCAATTAAAAATTCAAGAATTAGTAACAAAAGGTAATCAAAGAGCAATTGATGAATTTGATAAAGCGACCGCTTCAGTTGGTGTAGCATTAGGTGCTGACTTCAGAGCCGGCCTTACTGACTTCATAGCAAGTGGCACAGCAACTACTAAACAAGGCGAAATGCTATTATATAAAACGGGAGGTAGAATTGCTAAGTGGGTTCGTATGGTAGAAGAAGGCAAAATGGATTCTACCGAGTTGGCAAAAAGAATAGCTGACGCTGAATATCAATTCGCAATTAATAATAAAGAAGCATTATCAAATAGTGATCAATTTAAGGATCAAATGTACACTACCGGTGACACATTTGCGGGCGCCATAAGACTAAGAGAAGCTAGAGGTGAAGAAGATATAAAAAATATGGTAGATGCTGCCACTAAACGTGAAGATGACCTAAAAAGCACACAAGATGTACAATTAAGAACAGAAAGAATTACCAGTCAAGCAATGGACAAGTTCGCTGAAATGTTATCTTCTACTGGCAATGATGTAATACTTGGTCTAGTCTCTATGACTAAGCAACTAGCTAGAGGTGTCATTAAACTAGCATTAATGTTACCCATAGAAGGTAATCTTGAAGAATCACTTACTAAAATGGAAAGAATTTTAAGTGACAATGATCAACTAGAGGATAGCAAAAAGAAATTAGAGAATCAAATTAAAGAGCTAGATAGTCAACAAAGACAAAGGGTAGATATTACCAAACAATTAGAAGAAGCTAAAAATAAACTTAAAGAGGCTGAAGAAAGAAAACCTAAACTTGAACAAGAAATCAGAGATAAACCAACCGATGATTTAGTTAAAGAAACTGCAAAAAACAATGAAATAGAAATTGAACGTAAAAGGCGTGAAATTGAAATTCTTAAACGTAAAGAAAAGGAATTAGAAGAAAAAAGAACCAAACAACAATTAGAACAAGATCGCAAACGTCTAGAAAACAGAAAGCGTGAGATAGAGCAACAACAAAGAGAAACGACAAGACCTAAACCGGAGCCTAAAAAACCTACAAAACCAGAGGAAAGAGATGCACCTACTGTTCCAGAAGGTAAAACAGACCTAAAATATGGTAATGACGAAAGAATTCTGTATCCAAAGCTATCTAAAATAAGAACTAAAGATGGCGTAGAAGCTTCAGTTGACGCTAGATTTGCAAAAAATTTTCAGGCTTTTGTTGATGAACTAACAGACACTGGTTATAAAATTAGAAGAATAGATGGATTTGCAGTAAAACAAGTAAGAAAAACTGGAAAGTGGAGCGCACACACATATGGTTTAGCAATAGACATCAACCCTCAACAAAACTGGGGTAACTTGTATACTGGACCACAAGGCGTGGTTCAAACAGATATGCCAGATTACTTTCAAGATATAGCTAAAAAACATCGTTTAGGTTGGGGTCATAAATGGACCGGCGATTATAAAGACAGTATGCACTTCAGTGGAATACCAGCTGAAGGTGGATCATTGGTTAAAGGTAAAGGGTACAAAACTGGAGGTATCGCAAAAGGTCCTAGTGCTGGGTACCCAGTAACATTACACGGTACTGAGGCAATTCTTCCATTTAATAATAAACCTATACAAGTTAAAATTAACGAAAAAAATGTTAAGTTAGATACCACAAATGTGTATGATGAACTAGCCGCAAAAGCTACAGAAATGCGTCAAAAACTACAAGAAAAAACCAAAAAAGTAGATTTAAACAATAGAGATACTAGTGTGAATTTTGGAGAAATTACTAGTAATATTAAGGCTAAAATTATTAATTTACAAGAATATTATCAAGAAAATCAAGAGGATACAGTAGATATATCATTAGCAGAATCATTGGTAAATAAGATAGAAACGATGATTAAGAGTGTGGAACGCAGCAGTTCAATACATAATGATCTAAAAATGTACCTACGCAACTAAACACTAAATACAAGTATGAAATATAAAAAGCGTTTTACGGCTGTTAATACTACAGGGGCACTAAGCCCCATTTCTGGTTTTAACAGCAATTCTGATAATTGGAACAGTCCCACAGGCGGCTGGAATAATCAAGAATTTGGCTATAAGAACTATCTAAGCAGATTGCCAGAAGTTTATACTGGACATCCTAATCGTATTGAAAGATATAACCAATACGAAATGATGGATGTAGATGCCGAAGTCAATGCTTGTTTGGACATTATCGCTGAGTTTAGTACACAAATAAATGAACAAAATAATACACCTTTTCACATTGATTTCAAAGAAGATCCTACTGAACATGAAGTAGAACTAATCAAAAAACAATTGCAACAATGGTGTAAACTCAATGAGTTTGATAACCGTATGTTCAAAATTTTCAGAAACACTGTAAAATATGGTGATCAAGTTTTTATTCGTGATCCAGAAAACTTTAAGTTATATTGGGTAGATATGACAAAAGTTGGCAAAGTAATTGTCAACGAAAGCACTGGTAAAGAACCTGAGCAGTATGTCATTAAGGATATTAATGTAAACTTACAGAACCTTTCTGTGGCAGCAAAGACCACAACAGATTTTCAAGCGCAGCCTCCGACAGCAGGATATAGCGCACCATATAGTTATACAGTACCAAATGAACCATATGGTACTACAGGTAGCAGATTTAGTTTAGGACAAAATGAATCCGCAATAGATGCTAAACACATTGTTCATCTAAGTCTAACAGAGGGGTTAGACAGATATTGGCCTTTTGGTCAAAGTATTTTAGAGAATATATTTAAGGTTTATAAGCAGAAAGAATTGCTGGAAGATGCAATTCTTATCTATCGTATTTCACGTGCTCCAGAGCGCAGAATGTTTAAGATTGACGTAGGTAATATGCCAAGTCATATGGCTATGGCTTTCGTTGACCGTGTAAAGAATGAGATCCATCAGCGCAGAATCCCAACAGTAGGTGGCGGTGGCGGCACAATGGATGCTACATATAATCCACTAAGCATCAATGAAGATTACTTCTTCCCTGTCACTGCTGACGGTCGTGGATCAAGCGTGGAAATACTACAGGGTGGTCAAAACTTAGGTGAGATTGATGACCTAAAATACTTCAATAATAGATTAGCACGTGGTTTGCGTGTACCTAGCAGCTACTTACCTACTGGACCTGATGATGGTCAAACCCCATTAAATGATGGTCGTGTAGGTACTGCAATGATTCAGGAATTTAGATTTAATGAATATTGCAAGAGATTACAAAAGTCTGTCAGTCAACAAATAGATAATGAATTCAAGCTTTTCTTACGTTGGAGAGGTTTTAACATTGATTCTAGTTTGTTTGACTTAAGATTTAATGAACCACAAAACTTTGCAGCATATCGTCAAAGTGAACTTGATACAGCAAGAGTAACAACATTTGCTAGTATGGAAGCCTTCCCCTACATCAGTAAACGATTTGCACTCAAACGTTTCTTAGGATTGACTGAAGAAGAACTCAAAGAAAACGAAAAAATGTGGGAAGAAGAAAGAGAAAAGCCTGATGATATGGAACCACAAGGCGGAGACCTACGTAATATTGGGGTTAGTGCAGGTGATATAGACACTGACCTAGAAAGTGCGGAAGGCATGGAAGCAGGTGAAGATATGGGTCAACCACCTGAAGTAGCACCGGGCGTTATGGGACCTGAATCAGCACCTGCAATGGCACCACCAATGGCTCCACCGGGCGCTATGTAAGATAAATAATAGTATGAAACTTTTCGAAATGTTTGACAAAGCAGTACCAGGTTATCAGGATGAAAAAGACGATAACAGCAAACCACGTTGGAAAGAAAGTCGCAAAACTAAACTCACATTACGCCAAATTCGTAAACTACGTAAGATGAATGATGTAAGAAATTACGAAAGAGCGCAGAAACTTAAAAAAGTAAGAAATCAATATAAACCAGTCGATCAGGCTGCGGCACCAATTTAATCCAAAATTTTTCAAAAAACGTAAAAAAATAGCACATTTTGAGCTGTTTTTAGTACTACTCGCTAAATAAATTTACAAAGCCATTTCTATAGGAGAATTGAATAATGGATAACAGAAAATTTGAACAACTTATTGATATGATTATCAATGAGGAAGAAGATAAAGCACGTGCGTTATTTCACGATATCGTAGTAGAAAAAAGTCGTGAAATATATGAGTCTATGATGTACGCAGAAGGCGATATGCCCCATGGTGAAGTAGGTGATCTATTAGGTGAAATCGGAGCCGAAGTTGAAAGAGAAGAATCAGGCATGACCGAAGAAGATGATGAGTTTGCCGACATTGACGTTGATGACGAAGATGGTATGGGCGATGAGTCAGACATGGATATGGATATGGGCGACGGTGAAGAAGAATTAGAGGACCGTGTTGTTGATCTAGAAGATAAGCTAGATATGCTAATGGCTGAGTTTGAAGAACTAATGGGCCAAGAAGGCGACATGGGCGATGAAGAAATGGGCGACATGGGCGATGAAGAACAGTTTATGGAAGGCTCTAATGACCCAGAAGGAGAAGAAGCAGTTGAAGAATCAGAAGCACTAGATGAAGAAGAAAATCTAGAAGAATCTGTTCAACTGAAAAAAATTCCTGGCCTATACGATAGTAAAATAGGTGGTGATGACGGTCAGAACACAAAGAGCGTTGCACTAAGCAAGCCAAAAGTTACACAAACTGGCGCTAAAGCAGTTAACTTCTCAGGTGAGTCAAGCTCAGGTGGTACGCAAGGTGGTTTATTAAAGCCAACTACTAAGACTATTCCTGGTACTTACAAGAATGCACCTGGTGGCAAGAACTTTAGTGAAAAAGGTGAAGCAGCTCCTAAGCCAAAACATGGTGATGACGGACAAAATACTAAGAGCCCATTAGGCGAAAGTAAAAAGTCTGTTAAGAAAATCATTAAGAAATAAGGAACTCTAAAACAAATGGCTTTGTATCTTAGAGAAAACTTAACATTCGACCGTGCTAACATGGTCGTTGAAAGTATAGCAGATGGAGAGAACAAAAAATCTCTCTACATGAAGGGTATTTTCATTCAAGGCGGGGTAAAGAACGCAAATGAGCGTGTTTACCCTGTTAATGAAATTGAAAATGCTGTGCAAACTCTAAATGAACAAATTCTTGAAGGCAACAGCGTTTTAGGCGAGGTTGACCACCCAGATGATTTAAAAATCAATTTAGACCGTGTGTCACATATGATTACTAATATGTGGATGGACGGTCCTAATGGTTTCGGTAAATTGAAAATATTACCAACTCCAATGGGACAACTTATTTCAAGTATGTTGGAAGCTGGAGTGAAGTTAGGTGTTAGTAGTAGAGGAAGCGGCAACGTGGATGATACTACAGGTAAGGTTAGTGACTTTGAAATAGTCACTGTGGATATTGTCGCACAGCCTAGTGCGCCTAATGCTTATCCAAAAGCAATTTATGAAGGCATGATGAATATGAAGCATGGTCATAAGTTACTAGAAATAGCAAAGGACGCACAAAACGACAAGAAAGTACAGAGATACCTGAAAGACGAAATGGTTCGTCTTATCAAGGACCTCAAGATATAAGGGAGTTTAAGCATGTTAGATGCTATCAAACCATTACTTGAGAGTGGTATCATCAATGAAGAAACCAGCCAAGCTATCAATGAGGCATGGGAATATAAGTTGAATGAAGCCAAAGAACAAGTACGTGCAGAATTGCGTGAGGAATTCGCACAACGTTATGAACATGACAAGAATGTAATGGTGGAAGCCCTTGACAACATGATGACAGAGAGTTTATCACAAGAAATTGCAGAATTTCACAATGATAGACAAGCAATGAACGAAGACCGCGTTAAGGCACAATTAAAACTACGTGAAAACGCAAGTAAGTTCAATGATTTTATGGTAACAAAATTAGCAGAAGAAATCAAAGAACTACGTAGTGATCGCCAAATACAAAAAGAAAGTCAACAAAAGCTAGAGCAATTTATTGTTCATGCACTTGCACGTGAAATTAAAGAATTCGCACAAGACAAGCAAGCAGTTGTTGAAGCTAAGGTTAAGTTAGTTGCTGAAGGACGCAAGCAATTAGTGGCATTGAAGCAAAAGTTCGTTGCCGAAAGCGCAAAGCGTATCAATAATGCTGTTACATCACAACTTAAGGGTGAAATTAGTCAGTTGAAGGAAGATATCCAACTTGCACGTGAAAATGCATTTGGACGTAAAATCTTTGAAGCATATGCAAGCGAGTTTAGCGTAACTCATTTAAATGAGAAAGCTGAAACACGTAAGTTAATCGCTGCATTAGAAGAAAAAGATTATCAACTAGCTGAGTCCATCGAACAAATCAACAAGGCGAAAGTTTTAGTTGAAAGTAAAGAACGTGAAGTTCGTATCATTAAAGAAAGCAACATTCGTGAAAAGACTATGGCAGAATTGCTAAGTCCATTAAACGAAGAAAAGGCTTCATTAATGAAGAACTTACTAGAAAGCGTCCAAACGCATCGTTTACAGGCCGCTTTTGATAAGTATCTACCAGCAGTACTTAATAACGGAACAGACAAAACAATAAGTAAGAAACCTGTTTTAACTGAGTCAGTTAAGGAAGTAACTGGTGATAAAGCTGCAATCAAACCTAAAGTCGAAGAAACACGTGATAACGTGATCGACATTAAGCGTTTGGCAGGGCTTTAATATAGACATACAATTAGGAGAAATAAAATTATGTCACAAGTACTCTTAGAAAGCCGTTGGGATGAGACCAAAGAAGCTCTGTTAGAAGGCTTAAAGGCAAATCGTCGTTCAACGATGGGTGTTCTTTTAGAAAATACCCGCAAGCAACTACTTGCTGAAAGTTCAGCAGGTACAACAACAGCTGGTAATATCGCTACGCTAAACCGTGTAATTCTACCGGTAATTCGTCGTGTGATGCCAACTGTTATCGCTAATGAATTAGTCGGCGTTCAGCCAATGACTGGTCCAGTTGGCCAAATTCATACACTACGTGTACGTTATGCAAACAGCTTAACAGACACCAGCGCAGCAGGTACAAGCGTTGTTGCAGGTGAAGAAGCACTATCACCATTCAAGATTGCTCAAGCATATTCACGTGCTAAGTCAGGTGATGCATCAACAAGTGGTTACACTGGTAACGATACTGCTGCTTTAGAAGGTAACGGCGGTAAGCAGATCAGCGTACAAATCTTACGTCAGGCTGTTGAAGCTAAGTCACGTAAGCTACAAGCTCGTTGGACATTCGAAGCTGCACAAGACGCTCAAAGCCAGCATGGTATTGACGTTGAAGCAGAAATTATGGCAGCGTTAGCACAAGAAATTACTGCTGAAATCGATCAGGAAATCTTGCTATCACTACGTACATTAGCAACAACTGAATTTACATTCAACCAAGCTACAGTAAGCGGTACAGCTACTTATGTTGGTGACGAACACGCTGCATTAGCTGTTCTAATCAACCGTGTTGCTAACTTAATCGCTCAGCGTACACGTCGTGGCGCTGGTAACTGGGCAGTTGTTAGCTCAGCAGCATTGACTGTTCTACAGTCAGCTACAACTTCAGCATTTGCACGTACAACAGAAGGTACATTCGAAGCTCCTACAAACACTAAGTTTGTTGGTACATTGAATGGTGCTATGC